TCTACCAGACATTCCACCCGTTGTTCGTGACGTACAACCCGAGTTTCATCGCCGGTAACTGGATTCGGGATATTCAGAGAACCCACCGGAACCTCGGGGCTCAGTCCAAACGGCTGGAGTACGAGACTGCTCAAGCGTACCTGCAGGGCATTCGAGACAGGGAGGGCCGGGAACCGAACCAAGTCGAGGTGGCCCAGTCTGAGGTGGCCGGTCGCCGGATGCGGATCGGGCTGCTCGACATCCTCAAGGAACGTCACAAGCTGATGGGCTGGGGGAGAGTGGCTCAGTTCCTAAGTGGCGGCGTACTCAAGCCTGGCCGTGCGAGACGATTCGCTCGCGGTAAACCAGAAGAGGGAGATGTCGAACTGGTCGAACAGATGATGGAGGAGCATGCCTATGCGATTCCGTTGACGGAAATCGAATCGCAGACAGGGCAGATGGTCCCCGGTTTCGTGAACCCAAACTTGTCACCGAGGGAACGGGCGAAGAAGGAAATCGCGAGGCTGAAAGAACTCGACGATCCGACGATGTTGGAGAAGTTTAAGTCGCAGGCATTGCCGGCGTGGGGGCATCTGCTGCACGCCTTCGAGATCCTCGGAGCGGAACGACTGAAGACATACGCCGAGGCTCAGGAACTCGCCGGAAAGATGACCGGTTACAACCTACTGGAGCAGCGTGGCGTCGAGACCCGCGAGCGAGCGTTTCTGACACGCAAGGACTCGGGTACTCCCGACTTCATGCAGCGTGGCCTGGTATCGAGTTTGACGAACTCGCTGTTGATGTACTCGAAGGTTCGCTGGAACGCTTTGCAGCGGGACGCTCAACTGCTCAAGGGGGATTACCCGAAGACCCGTTCCGCCTGGATCATGCACCAGATGGTCTGGACGATAGCACCGACGACATTCGTGAAGCTGGCCGGTTACGGAGCACTCGGTTTTCTGGGTCCGGTCGGTGACGAACTGGAGGAATGGTACAAGCTGTTCTCGAAATACTTCGTCGACAACTACGACGTGATCCCGTTGGGGACCACCCAGGTTGACGGCAAGCGTCATGCAGTTGGGCTGACGATTCCACGAGATGAGACCCGTAGTTTCGTCGCCCAGATGTGGGGCAACGCGATGGATGCGGTCGTCGAGGCAACCACCGATGTGGAGACACCGGCGGGGAGTCCTCCAAAGGCGCTGCAGGACATCTACGATTCGCTGAAATCCAACTCGATTCCCAACATGAATCCGTACCTTGACATTGCGACAGCGTGGAGCCAGTACGGATCGGGCGAGAACCCGACAGACCGTTTCTACAAGGGAGACATTATCCCGCGAAGTAACTGGGAGGCCGGCGGTTGGGAGTCGAACCGGAAGATGCTCGCCTGGACGATCAAGAAGACGGGCATCATCAATACCGTGGTGCATCCGTTCACCGGCCCGATCCTGGGCGATGCCTTCGACGACACGGACGAGCAGTTCAAGACGACCACGGTTCTGAGATCAGCGCCCATCCTTCAACGGTTCCTACGGGTCAGCCAGCGTGGTGCTCAAGACCGTATGTGGGCAGCGATGGGCGATGAGCGGTCGGACGCGGCTGCGTTCCGGTTGCAGCTGCCCAAGACGGTGCGTGAGGCCAACGGTCGGCAGTACCTGATGAGCCACACCCAGCACCTGCTCGACGAGGACGGCAAGCAGGAACTGATGGTGCTCAACAAGTGGCGGTCGATGACCTACATGCCTGCTCGCGAGAAGATGCTGGAAGCGCAAGAGGCGGGTGACGAACAGGCTGTCGAACAGTTGCGGGAGCAGTTGTCGACCGTCACCAAAGAGGTGATGGACAACCCCGTGGCAAACGTGCCTGACCTCTACCTCGGGGCCATCGCCTGGCAGTTGACCAGCCCCAGCTACGAGGAGCCGTTGAAGTCTGACGAGTTGAAGATCCTCCAGGCCAACGGTCGTGGCATCAAGGAGATCGAGCAGTTGATCAAGCAGGAAGCCCTGCGCCGCAGCAACATGGAAGCGGAGCGTACCCAGAAGCGACTGGGTCGTACTTACCGTCCGAGACAGGTGCCACGGATCACCAAGGCGTTGGCCGAACGGCTGAACAGGATGCGCCGGGTCTTCAGGGGCGAAGAGCCTCGGCGTCGTCGCATTGGCCGGGCGGGGGTGAGACGCTGAGATCGGTGACCTGTCACCCCAGACCCTTGGGGGATTTCAGCACCTTCATCTCCCAAGGAACTATTTCGCTTAGTTTTGCGTCCCGGCTCTTCAGGTTCGTCCATCCTTTGCGGATCTCCGCGCACATCTCTCGGATCTCTTCGTGCGTGGGTTCCCCTTCGGGGACTTCCATGTCATTTGTATGCCTTCCTGGCCGCATGTCCATTCTCCACCATTAGGTCGCAGAGTTTCACTCCATCACTAGTCTCCAGGGATGCCAGGAAACGCCCGTATTTGCCCTGACGCGTCCCCTTGAAGGTCTTCACGACACATTCATCGTCCTTGGTATGTTTCTTCAGCAGGGCGATCAGAGCGGCCTTGGAGTTCAGGCCGTCCTCACGCTCGACACCACGAGTTTCAGGAGCGTTGAGGCCGACTCCATCGCTCATGCAGAGACGCAGACGCTCCTTTACCTCTACATGAAACCCAAGTTTTATACGGCAATCGCAGGTATCCCCGTCCAAAACTCTCAGTATGGTCGCTTGGAACTTCCAGTCCATTCAAGGACACCTCGTTTGAGTAGACAGGGCAGTGCGATCACGTCAGCGGGTGACATCTCAGCCGGATCGTCGGTGATATCGAGTTTCACAGACAGCAAACAGTTGACGACGAACTCCGAACAGAAAAACCGCTCATCATTCGTGTCTCGTTTGATCTTCAGCTTGTCGCAGATCCACTTGGTCAGCACGCTGAAGCTGCGAATGAACTGCCAGGGACTGGCGTACCGTTTCCCCCAATGTGAGAGACCGTACTGGCAGATCTCAAAACGACTCAGCTTTTGTGGGATCACCGTTTTGTACCAGACGATCTTGCGTCCCTTGGCCAGCAAGGTGCTCACCGGAAACACCCTGACGCCACGACCCTCCAATGCCTCGATCACGCACAGGCGACCGTAGAATCGAACTGCGATCCCAACGTGACTGATACTGCTGCGTGTCCACAAACGGATCAACTGGCTGAAGAGGGAGTAGCGGACGTAACCAAACGCCAGCACGTCACCGTTCTGAATGTCATCGCGAACGCGTGAGTAGTCCATTACTCGACCTCTTGGATACCGGTCACTTTGAGTTTGCCGTCAACCGTCTCGACGGTGATATCGAACTCAGTGGCTGGAACCACGGCGGCGGGGGGCTGGACATCCGCCGTATGTGCCCGTGAGGAGGGAAGCACACCCAGCAGTTGACTGGCTCCCAGCACACCCGCACCGCCGAGGCCCATGAGAGCCGCAGTCAGAAGACTCGTTTTGACCATACCAGGACCACCACCGTGAATCGTCGTCTCCTCCGACGGGTATGTTCCCACGTCGTAGCTCGGCTCGAGGCCAGCAGAAGCCGCGATCCCCTTTCGCCTGATCTTCATTCGTTCAGCAACGTCATGCGTCCACAGGTTCAAGAATCGATTCCGGCCCTTCAGGTGAGCCCGGAAACCCTCCTCGATGATTGGTGATGCCATTCAGAAACTCCTCGTCGAGTTGGCGTAATTCCAGCCAGGTCTGTTTCGCCGCCTCGCCCAGACGCAAGGCAACGACGACCAACTCCCTTTCCCGCCCGGCCTCATCCAGGCCGAGCAGGCGATCCGCTTCAGCATCAATATCCACTACGCTGACGGTCCATCCTTGGACTGGATCAGCACGCGACTTGCGAAGGCTTCAGCCGTGTCCACCGAACTGTAATTGACCCCGAATGCCCGATCTAGCATCTGCAAAAACGAGTTATTAGCAGCCGATTGCTGCGCCAAACGCTCACCGGCTGCAGACTCTAGCAACGCCTGAAGATCTACTGTACTAGCCATTTCATTTCTCCGTTTGCGGCGCAATCTTCACGCGGATAATCGCTTTGAAGTTGGTACGCCATTCCTCAAGTGATATCAGCCGATCCTTCAGCCCACTGTTTATTAAGCCAACCGGACCCGGATCCCCCTGTGGACCGGGGGGACCGGGCACCGGCGACTGTTTACTCGTAATCAACGCCTCGAGTTTAGACACCCTCTCTTGTAGCAGTTTGATCTCTCGCGTGCGGTCACTATCTCCCCAGCCGGCGAAGGACAGCGGTTGAGCAACCTTCGACGTGAGGAGGGTTGCCTTGGTTTCCCGTTCGGCGTTCCCGAGAAACACCAGCAGTTCCTCGTGGCGACAACCGTAGACCCACTTGTCATCAATCCCGTGTGTCATGACGGAGACTAGGTGGTCCCCGATGAAGATTCCTCCACCGGAGTTTCCGCTACGGAACTCGCCAGTGTCGACACCGAAGACCCATCGGTCACCGACCAGGTTCGTGAACTCGTCTCGACTCGAATACCGTAACGCCAACTTTGAGGGGCCGGTCCCTTCCGGCCACCCGCAGCCGGACACCGGACCCACCGGGATCGATCGCGGTACTGGAACATGGTGAACCGGCTTGTCGATCTTGAACAACGCCAGGTCGCGTACCTTGTCGACTGCCAGCCAACGTCCCTTGCCGGTAGTGGTGTTGTCGAAGCCAACCCAAGAAAACTTCTTGTCCATCTTCGCACAATGGCCGGCACCGACTCCGTAACCGTCAGCCGTGATCACCGTGCCTGAGCAGCCCGCCACCTGAACACTGGCTCGAACCCAACCCGGCTCCGCTGCCACAGCCGGCACAGCGATCAGTGCGAGAGCCACAAGAAGTCGACCAGCTTGAACCCCACCGGCATGAGCACGGCGAGGACGCCTGCGATCGTACGCATCTCGGTGCGAAGCTTGGCGATCTGTGTGACGAGCGAATCTTTGCCGTTGCCACGATAGATCGTGTTGTCGATTGAAGTCAGTCGCTGCGAGTGAGCGTCGATTGTCTTCCATAACTGCCCGTCGAAACCGTCTAGACCAAGTTCGACTTTTAACCGCTCCTCGAGTTTGAGGAGTCTTGTTTCGGTGTCGTCCATGACAAAGCCCGCACGGTCGTTTTAGCGATCTTCAACTGTCGTATTCATCATCCGGTTCACCATCAAGATTGTCAACGGCATCAGTTATCGGCCAGTGTTTGGAACAGGGTCGCGACGAGATCTGACAGGTCTTCCAGCTGTAAACTGACCAGCCATGGCTGGTTGTCTCCGCGATGCAGGACAACGGCGACCCGGCCCTCTGCGGCATCCTCAACCGCCTTGGCGACGATACGCTGGACGTTGATCCGAGCCACCCGCTTGACCTCGAACGAGACGCCTGGCTGGCCGATGATGTCGTCGCTCTCGTCGGATCGACCACAGAACTGCTGGCTCCGACGCATCTCCACGCCGAAGATCTCTTCCCAGGCTTTCGCGGCTTCGAGTTCGCCGCGCTTTCCCTTGTCACGACTATTGATCATTCTCAAACTCCATGATGCAACGGCCCAGGAACTCGACGACCTGGGGGACTACTGCGTTTCCGAGTGATCTAAGTCTGTCCACCCGAGCGGGTATCCCATGAGCCACTCGACCCACGTCGGGTTCAACGAGCCACTGGGCCGATCCTGGTCCTTCGGCAAATCTGCGTAGATGCGCCTCGGTAACAAGTCGGTACGGTCCCGTCGGCTCCCGTCCGGGTTCACAGACTCCAGTGCCATTCCCGGTGTGTCTTTCCAGTCGCGACTGGTCGGCGTCGGGAACATCCTTACCACTTGTTCGAGACCTGTTTGCACCTTTTGTCCCGTCGCTTTGTTGTAGAACCGCTGGTTCGGGTGCGTCGGGAGCGTGCCGTCCTTGTCGACCACCTCGATGTTCTTCCACCCCGGTGGGTTCGCTGTCGGCGTCGGGAAGCCTACCGATGAGCCAGACCCTGTCTCTCCGGTGGAGCGCGCCAATACTGGCAGCCGGTATGCAGTGGTACTCGACACGATAGCCGAGCGAGGCCAGGTCTCGGAGTACACCTCCAAACAATCCGCCTCGTCGTCCCATAGCATCAGGCGCTGAGAGAATAGCCCCGACATTTTCACCCAGTATCCATCTCGGTCGG